CAGTTTTAACTACTGCTAACGGTAACTCTTGTATTATTTTAACTCTAGCTTCTAATGTTAAATCCTTGAATATAACAACAGTTTCTTCTATTTTAATGCTATCTATAATAGAAGCTAAATTAACAAATGTATCTTTGTTATTATTAAGAAAAACATGTTCGTCTCTTATTTTATAACTTGAATATTGTATGATTATGCCATTACTAACCACTATACCGGATTTGTTAATACTCTTAACTTTATTTAATATATTTTCTACTGGTATTGTGAAACTATAAGACGCACCATTTTGTAAATTACATTTAAGCTTTAAATCCGGGCTTACACAATAATTGCGTATAACTAATAACAAAGATAACTTATCTTCAAAAGTAATATCCTGCTCAGCTATATCCGGGCAAAGATCTCTTAAAATAGAATTATACTGTAATATAGTTTCTTTTTTATCAGTATTATGCAAACTTTTTACAAGATCTCTATATTGCTTGTAACGAAGCTCACTTATTAACACTTCCTGCTTTTTGCTAGGCAAGTATGCATTTAACTTAAAAGACATTTATATTAACTTATTTCGTATGTAGAGTATATCCATGTAGTCTTAATGTTGCGAGTAGCAACTTTAGATCCACCATAACTTGCGCTATAACCTTCCATACTTGTGGGTACAGCATCTTTAAACTTTATAAACTTACGATTTACTGGGGCCAAAGCGTAATCAGATGATGTATTTTTTTTAAAAGCAACAGTTACATCTGTTTTAAAGTTTTGAATCGATTTTGAATTTTTTCTAGCAAATAGACCGTAATGAGCAGCATTAACTATCCACGGTCTTATAACTTGATCTGCAAACGATTGGCTAGTTTCTAAAAACGTTATTTCAAAGTTAGTTAAGTTTGCACGACCAGTTAAAACTGGCCCTGAAAGTAAACCACCATACAATCCGTCTCCTCCTGCTGAAAATCCAGCTTTACTAGAATTAACTGTTTCCCCAGGTACAGTAACTCCATTTGCAAAGAAAATATCATACCCGTCTATAACTTTACTCCAATCTCCGGTTTTAATTATTTTATCAGGTATTATAGAGTTTAAATTATTTATGTTTAAATTATTTATAATTTGATCTAATCTGTTAAAACTAACTACAAAGTTTGCCTCTATAGGTATATGAAAATCAGGACTTGATAATATGTCTGTTAAAAACTGATTTATATTTGCAATAGCCATTTTAGTAAAAAAGATTGTTTAAGGAAAATAATTGAAAAGGCTTAGTTTCTTCTATATCGGGTACATCTTGTCCAGTAATAGCAACATTAAGTTGTGTTTCAGATTCCCAGGTTTGATAACCGAAGACTGCTTTTACTTCTTGTATTTTGCCGCCACCTGACACATTATAACCTTGATTAGGTAACTCTTTTATAAATAAACCTTTAATTTTATATGTAATTACTTTGTTTAATAAATCGTCATATACAGAGACTTGAGCAATGTCTTTAGCTTCATTTGGTATATGGTTTGTAGAATTAGGGGTATTAGCAGCTGACTCAATAAGTCTATCTTCAAGCCAGGACCTTAAGCGTAAATACGTATCTACATAAAACGTTACTTCCCAGCTTTTGCTATTACCGAAGTCTCTTGTGCTGGGCGCGTTTATATCTACCCCTTTGTATTTTACTGATGCGACTGATTTTTTTACTCCGGGTAACGAAAACTCTTTAATATACAAATAAGCGGTATCACTAGCTTCATCACCAAGAATAAATTCAAAACCATTAAGTTTTATTATATCAACTCTTGCTTGAAAATCTCTTGAAAACCCAAACGTTCTAGCGGCTAGGTAAAATTGCTTTAAGTTTTGTGTGGTGTCAGCCATGTTTATTTAAAGTACTGAAATGCTAATGTTACTGGTAATCTAGCTACTGTTTCACCGTTATCTCCTACATTGTATTCAATACCTTCTACAAGTATTGGAAATACACCATACAGAGTAATCGTTTTAATAGTTTCATCTTTATCGTTTTTTAAGTCTAAAGTTAACTTGCAATTTCCAAACGGTTTGTTAGATTTGTTTGTTGCAGCAATAGGATTTGCATATATATCTGGTGCACTATAGTTATTAACTGGCTCATAAAGAAAATCACTCCAAGCTTCAAATAGATTTTTAATTAATAATTTTTCATCTGAAAAGAACGTTACTCTCCATCTACTAGATTCTGGAAAACTTGCATTGGTGGGTACATTAAAATCAAATGCTTTGTAAGGTACTGTTGTAGTGTTTGTTTTTCTTGATGGTAAAGTAAAAGTTTCTACATATAACAAAAACTGTTTCAACTCTACAGGTGCGCCTTTAATATCAGCGACTTGGAAGTTGTACCTCTTTCCAAATCCATATGTATTAGCTGCTGTAATGAAGTCCTGCAAGGCCATATTAATACTTAAGCTTAGAACAATAAAAAACCCGACTTACGCCGGGTTTAATAATATTACTTTAATGGATACTATACTTTAGTCCAATAATGGTACGCTAAAGTAGCGGTAAACGTTAATGGCTTACCAGTACCGGATGTATCATATTTTACTTCACCGAGCTTTTGTATATACGCTCCGTAAAGATTGTATGTATTAAGGACTGTTAATTTGTCATCAACTTGAGTAAGCTGAATAATAGATTCTGGACCTCTTACAGATAAGTCGCCTGTACTTGTCTGATCATTAAATATTTGACCTCTTTGCCAAAGTTCTAATTTTTCACGAATAAGACCAGCTTTATCAGAACGGAACTCCACAGACCAACCATTACTACCTGGATACTTAACTGTACCAGGAAAGTTAAAGTCTAAACCCATATAAGTAGCTGTTTGATTCTGAATATCTCTTGAAGGTAGAGTCGCTGTAGTAATATACACGAAATCATCTTCGTTGAATATATTGTTACCTAAAGCAGTTACCCGTAGCATGTAGTCACGAGCAAAATCTCTTTGCTGTGCTACTCTGTAGAAGTCTTGTATTGTTTGTGACATATTAAATATTTATGTTAAGGTTATTGTAATAACTCTTGGAAGTTTTGAGATGTTTTCGTGCAGTAGAAGTTAACTAGAATGAACTCTGCTGTACGAACTGGCTTAATGTAGATATCTACAACAAGCGAGTTATCATCAATAACGTTTGGAGTATTGTTTGTATCGTTACATACAATTAAGTAATCGTAAACACCTTGAGTGTTCTTAGCTAAGTCGAATACTGGATTAATTGTGTTAACTAATCTGTTGCGTGTAAACGTTGTGTTTGGTTCAAATAAGAACGATTTGCTTGTCTGTAGTACTGATTTCTCTAAGAAGAGGAATAGACGACGAACATTAATACGATCAAATGCACTTGGAGTTTGCAATAATGTCTTTTGACCTTGTATTGAGAAACCAGCCCCAGGGAAGTTTACTACTGGGTTAACTGCAATCTTGTAAAGCAAGTCGCGTTGTTTTTGATTTGGGTTAACTGCAATATCAACAATACCGGTTACAGTACCGCGGTTTTGACCAGCTGGTGCAGCCCATGGATAAGCTACTGCATCATTACTTGTAAAGATTGCTGAAGCAAAACCAGAGAATGGTAACCAGATTGTCTTTGATGTAAATGAGTCAACTGTTTTTACCCAATTACCATACGTTGTACCATAACTTGTGTTGTAGTTAGTATATGTATTGCGTAATGGCCAGTAAACGTTTTGTGAGAAGTTTGCTGCAGGATCTTTTAATGTCTTGAAGTCTGTACCTTGTACGAAAATTGTGCGAAGTGGATCAGAAATAAAGATACAATCTTTACGTTGGAATGTAGTAAAGTCTGTAAACTTTTGAGTAATTGACTGCCACTGACTTACTAAGTCACTTGGTGTGTAGTTACCGCTATCATCGGTTAAGCCATCTGTTGCATCGCTAACCGCAGTATTGTAAAGTGAATCATCAAATATACCATTTGGACTTACTGTACCAGATAATGCTAAAGCAGCAATTGTTGAAAGACCTGCATCAACCACAACATCAATGTTGTATACATCAGCATTACCTGCTAATGTTAAAGCGTTATCAAGTTTAGCACCGATATCACCAATTACTTTAATGTTTGTTGTGTCTAACGAAGGAGCATAAACGCCTAATGGGAATAAACTATTTGCTGCTTTGTAATTACCTGTTTGATTAGATGTACTTAATACTCTAACTTGTTTTGCTGCATTACCGTTATTGTCTAACCAAGCTGTATTGTTTGCAATATTAGGATTGAGTAATACTGTTAAATTAGGTGAAGCATTATTAACTACTGTCTCAATAAAGTCGCTCTTAGCTGCACCGCCGTTTTTGTCTTGAACTGTACGGTTAGCATAGAATGATGTAGTATAACCTTCTTGTAAGCTATAAGTTAAAGCTAATGGATTATTACCGAAAGGAGATGTTCTTATCTTTAATAGAGAAACAATTGCTAAGTCATCAAAGCCTGTACTACCAATATTAGAAATATTATATGTAGGTATATTTTCAATTAATTGAGAAATACTTGTCTTTTGATCTGAATGAGTAGCAGATAATTGAAAGCTTAAACGATCTGAAGGTATTGCTGTATACGTATAAGAACCTGTAAGACCGAATCTTGATTGTTCTGCTGTAATACTAAATGCATTAACTGCAGCTGTAAAGTCCGATGTCGGACTTAAATTACTGTTATCAGCTAAATTTAAATAAAGTCCTTCAAACTTTTCGTTAATTGTTGTTTGAGACTCGTTTAATACTACTAAACCGATACCAGCAGCTGTTAAATCAGCAACTGTATTAATTGTTGGGCAAGCGCCACCGCCGCTACCATTCCAGTTAACACCATTTTGTTTTAGTGTTGTGTAATCATCTTGCGAAAGTTCGATAAGTGTTGGAGCTGCAAGGTAATATGTACTTGCACCTGAAAGGAAAATTGTTTGTGTAGCTGCACGAGTTGGTGTAATATCAGATGCACTTGCTGGTAATACTGGAAATACTAAAGCGCTGTATTTATTAGCTGCGTAACCATCTCCTAAACCACCACCATAAGGTAAACGATAAACACTTACTTGTGCGTTTGTACCTGCATTAAATTGTTGTTGTACTGAATAATAGAAATAACGTTCGGCTGCATTAGTAGGTGTACCGAAAATGTTCTGAAAATCATTACCAGTTGTAAGGTTTATAATTTCATTTGCTGGTCCTTGAGCTGCGAAACCCGCGATAAACACATTCGTACCTGTTGGCACGCTTGTTGTTTGGCTTAGATCAATTTCATTAATTTGTACACCAGGAGATTGTATATTACGTAAAGTAGCCATAGTAGTATTTATTATTATTTAGGCTTTTTCGCAAGGAAACGCCGTAATTTTAGAGTAATTCTGAAGTTAACTGACTAAATGAAAATGTAAAGGAAGATTCTAACTGCTCAGCATCTCTATAGTTATAAGTTATTCCTGTTAAATTTGTAATAAAGGCTTTGCTATAGATCCAGCGGATTTTTTTATTATTATACTCATCCAATCCTTCCACGATAACTGATGTCTGGTAGGGTTGTAGATTTGCTAAGCTGGCATACTGGCTTGGTGTTTGAGGAAGTTGTGTTAAGTTATCTGGATCTAGGGTACTGCTTTGAGACCCGTTTATATAATCCAACCATTTCCATAACACCCACCAATTGTTATAACTGTTGTCAACCGTGAAACTAACTGTAATGTTTTGGTACTTTTCTCTCTTACCTGTTGTTAGACTTAGAGTTTGACCTGCATAAGGTAGATCGGCCGAGTTAATTACTGTTGCTGGAACAACAGTACCGTAAACTGAGTACTGTAAAGAATCTAGATAAACGCTATCAGTAGCTCTGTCGCTTTGATTTAGAGTGTTAATCTTTTTAAGAGCATCAGGCAAGTTTAGTGTTAATAGAAATTTATCTTTTCTACTTTTATTAAGAATCGATTGTTGTGGTACCGCTTGTATTGCCATTATTTGCCTTTTTCTTTTTTATGTAGATAATACCTATTTACAGTTGGGTCGTAACCAAGTACTATACCACTAGTACTTAGACCGCGAGGCTCGGTACTTACCTTATCCATGTTCATATTATAAAAGCGAGCAATTGCATTAGCTGTAGCAGGTATAAGATAAGATTTACCTTGAGCTTTCTTTTTTAGATTTTCAATTTCCGGAAAAGGAGTTTCCATCTCTCTATGGGTTTTAGCAATAATGCTAACCGACTTTGTATCATGTCTAGTTAACTTGCTCATACCTGCTGTAGGAGATTGATGTCTTGGACCTCTACTACCTTTACCACTAGTCATACCAGGTTGGGTCATAAACGTCTTAAAGGTAGTTTCTTGATTCAAGGATAATTCTTTATCTCTCTTAGTAGCTATACCTTGTAATAATTTGTCTATATCTTTAGTGCGTCTTAATTCCTTATAAGCTAAATTCTCTATGGAGAACTCTCCACCTTTAACCAAACCTGCTTGTCTGGTTTTCATAATTTTATCTTTTACATTTTCAGCACATTCTAAATCACACTTATCACTTAAAGCATGGTTAATCATATGTCTCATTGCTTCAGCTTTTCTATGTATTTCTTTTCTATCTATATGATTTGTTTTTTCTGGTTTAAGTACCCAGCTATCATTTTTTAAAGAGTAAACCCCAGTTGAGTGATGAGGCTCTAATATATCTTGTATATATACTTCAACGTCGTAGCCTTTAATTTTAATCTCATGAGAACTATTCCATACAGCTTTTTTAGCTTTAAAATAATCTTTTAATAAAGGCTCGTCAATATCATACTCTCTACAATCTGTTATAACATGTAGGTCAAAATCACTATAGTCAGTATAGTTATAATTAGCTAGAGAACCGGTTAAAGTAATATCTTCTATATCGATTGGTATTTCTATTGACTCTAAAAACGCTTCTGCAACTTCTAGTAACTTGTTCTTTACTTCTGGTTTAATAGTGTCCCCGTCCCATACCAATGGATTGAGTCTGTCGTGATATTCGAACGTAAGCTTGTCATTAACGGGTAACATGTATTTAAATACTTACGTAATATTCAATTGTATTAGGTTTCCCAAGAAATCATTTTTTATTGTCTTTTGGTATACCTAGATAATTACACTTCCAAAATCCCTGCACAAACACATCTAAATGAGCCCACTCGTTTTTACGTTTAAGCATTTGCTTAGCAACATCATCCCAATCTTTAGTTAAAAATAACGGTTCAACTTGGTTTCTCCTAGTTTCAATGCCTTCATAACTGAATTCATCATGTTCATAGTGTAAAACTTCCATTACATTACCTTCTTTATCAGTGTAATCTATGGAAAAGTCTATACCCCACTTCGGTTTTAGTTTAATAAGCTTATATAATTGAGTATTGTACTCAGCCCAGGTCTTAAGTCTATCTAAAGCTCTACCTGTAAACCCTCTACGTTCAAATAATAAGCTATGATTAAGATTGGTACCTTCAAACACTAAACCCTCTTGTTCAATCCAAGGCTTACGTAAACACTGTTGGTCAGGATAGTGAGAAGCTAATAACTCTCCATTGTTTTTAGCAAAAGCTTGTTCTAGCTTAGTCATAACAAACCCTTCTTGATCAAACAACTCTAAAAACTCAGGACCAGGCAATACAGGTAACCCACTAGCAGATGGAAAGTCTTCGAACATTTTAATAGGTGCTTCCCAATAGCCATTCGGATCAAACTTATTATTAGTAAGAGTTAGCTTATTCATACTAGGACTTACTTTTGACTAGTGCTAGATCCATAGTAAGTATACATAATGGCAAAACCAAAAGGAGACCAGACAACGTACTACCTAGGTAATAAGAACTTACCTGTACCAGAAACTCAATTTAACTGGACACCAGAAATGGTTGAGGACCTAGAGCGTGCACGCAAGTCTATTTTACATTTCTCTCGCTTCTTCTATATTGTTAGTTTAGATGAAGGTAAACAACCTATTAAGCTTTATACTTTTCAAAAAAGAGTGCTTAAAGCATTGGTAGAGAACAGATTTAATGTTGTATTAGCTTCTAGACAGATAGGCAAAACAACTATCTTAACTATATTTGCATTATGGATGATTTGTTTTCATGATGATTATAGAGTATTATTAATTGCTAACAAGCAAGAGACGGCAAAGAACATATTTAAACGTATTAAATTAGCATACGAGATGTTACCTAACTATATGAAGCCAGGTGTAATAGCCTACGCTAAAGAGGGTATGGAGCTGGAGAACGGTTCTTCAATTGGTATTAGTACTACAACGTCTGATGCTGCTAGAGGTGAGTCTATAAATTGCCTTTTACTTGACGAAGCTGCATTTATTCCGCCAGAATTTATGGACGACTTTTGGGAGTCAGTGTTTCCGGTTATTTCATCTTCAAAGAAGTCCAAAATTTTTATGTTATCAACACCTAATGGTGTAGGCAACTTATTTTTTAATACTTATACAGATGCAGTGTCAGAAAAAAATGGCTGGCACCATGAAAGGGTAGACTGGCACGAGGTTCCAGGTAGAGATGAAAAGTGGAAAGAAATGACTATGAGAGCTCTTGGCTCTGAGGAGTCGTTTAATCAAGAGTACGGTAATGAGTTTAGAGCTGTTGGTGAAAATATTTTTGATAAAGACCAATTAGATGAATTAACAGCTAATGCCCCTGATCCGGTTTACGAGGATGATGACGGAACGTTTAAAATTTATAAAGATCATGTTGATGGGCACTTCTATAGTATTGGGGTTGACGTTGGAGAGGGTATTGGTAGAGCTAACTCTGTTATACAAGTAGTGGATGTTACAGATTTAACTAACATAGAACAAGTCGCTACATACGCTAATAACA